GAACAAGTTAAATCAAACTTCTTAAACAATTTAATATCCATACCAGCTTCACACTTGATACCACGCATCATTTCAAATCCATTCAACTCCAGATGTCCTAGAGCAACAGTTGCTTTTGTTTTTTTCAAATGTTTGGTAGTTTGGTTTAAATTATCAGAGTTTATCCAAGGAACAAGACACACATCAATCCCACCAGTATTAATAGTAGTGGCTTCTGTATAAACCTTGAAATCATCACCGAAAAGCTGTTCCATAGAATTAATACGGTTTGTGTTTTTATAATACACATCATGATTACCAACAATAAAATGAGTGTCATACTTACGCATCTTCTCTATAAAGCCAATCTTCAATCCATCCAAAATGTTATAATTGATAAACTTGCGTCTATCAGTAACATCTCCAAGATGAATTACAGTGGTTATTTCATTTTCTTCTAGATATGGAAAAAAGATATTATCATAGAATTTCATAAAATACTCATGAAATAAAGCAGAGTCTCCCCTTGCCCCAAAATGAGTGTCAGTTATTAGGGCAATTTTCATGAAGGTTCCTTGTTGTCTCTTTTCTCTTTTGCTTTCTCTTTTTTCTTTCGTTGAGTCTCTTCAAAATCTGCAAGAAAATCATCCATATTACTCTGCAAGAATTCCATAAAATTATTCTTCACAGGAGTGCCGTTGGGGCCTTGCATGATTTCGTCAATCAGTTCTTGATTCTCCAAGGCCTTATACTTAACATATGTCTGCTTTTTCTCTTTCTGTATCCTTCGGATGAAGGCATAATAGATAATCTGCGTAAAATATGCAAATGGATTCTTAGACTTCTCTGGGTTGAAATTATCAATGTATAAAAGACAATTCTCAATACCATCTGAGATCATTTCTTCTTTATATGTATAGTTGATAAAATTGGGTTTGTATGAGAGATGTTGTGCAATCTTCATGATACATTCCCCTATGTAGTTGGGTACTCTAGGTCGTTCCGTATCTGATGCTTTTGCAGTCTCTACTGACTCTTTATACTTGGTCATCTCTACTAACAACTTTTTGTTGTCTACATAGTGATTTCTTGTTGGTTTTTTAGCCATATTAATTCCTCAATTCAATTACATAGATAATATCATAAAAATATTTGTCTGTCAATACAAAATAATTATTTTTTCTTATTGACAGCGTGCGAATCTTTTGTTACAATGGGTATGTGGACCCTTAATGATATACTTTATTATTACCTAACATCTTCATCATGTCTTCAATAGAATACTCTCCGTCTTCTTCTATATCTGTCGCGGCTGGAGCGCTTGTCTGATTGATTTCTTCTGCGCCATCTTCGAGCAGGGCCTCTCTTCTTTTCAATATCATCTCGTAATGATCTACGATATCTGAAGCGGGAGTACTGATCGTCAAGACATTGAACGCCTCGATTTCAACGAAACTGTCTGCGCTATATTGCAACCAATCTATTAGTGTAGAATTAAAATCTCCAGTACTAGGATTCATGAACGATTTGATTTCAAAGGGGTCGTGCAATACTACTTTATTTTTATCTTTTTCATTCGCATAGGCTTTACATATAATAACTTCTTTTGTTGTAAGTCTTAAAAGTTTAAAGTCGTTCATGTATTTTCCTAACCGTAAAGTTTGAGTTCATTAATTTTAAAAGAAAACTTCTCTTCATTGTAAATATTTATGCGTTCATAAAAATGCCGTATAGCAAAATTCATATAATTCTTATGTCTCATATCATCTGCGATATCATATAAGACAGCTGAAGTTTTGTTATTTCCTTTTCTTAATCCTCTACCAATAGACTGTAAGTTTCTTATTCTACTTTTAGAAGGAGAAGTGAATACAACATTATGCAAGTTCCTTATATTTATGCCTGTTGAAAAGGTTCCATATGAAGCGACAATAATTGCATTGTCTTCGGTTTCTGTTGTGGCTCGGATTGCCTCTCTGGTTTCTGTATCAACTCCCCCTGATACGAAGAAAACTTTTCTACCTTCTTGTGCGTGATCTGATATTAACTTATGTAATGGAATTCCATGTTTCTCTACAAAATTGTAAAGTACTAGTGTATTACCTTTTAAGTCTAATGTCAAGTTTTTAATAAATTCATTTCTCCTTGGATTAGTGACGATATATTCTACCTCATCAGCATATTTCATCTTTTTAATTTCTTTGCAAGTTTCTTCAGAATATTTTAAAACTAAACATTGAATTTTAAAATCGGCCAGAGTTTTATTGTCAATCAACTTTCTAGTAGATGTAACCTGTTTTGCTTCACCAAACATTCCTGTCAATACAAGCTTGTGCGTCTTTGTTCCATCTAATGTTCCAGTTGTTCCGAATCTAAATCTGCAGTCAGTTAATCTGTCCATAATTTTATTGAGCGAGTTTGCTTTGAATAAATGACACTCATCTCCAATAACTACTCCAAACTGATCCCAATATTCTCTTGGCATTTTGTATATAGACTGCCAAGTAGAAATGATAACTTTCTTGTCTGAATGTTTATCTTGTCCGGCAAAAATCTTATGACAGTACTTTTCTACATTCCATCCATAATCTTTGAAATCGCCATACATCTGTGCAACTAGAGATGTTGTAGGAACGATTATTAATATTTTTTTGTTTTTCACTTCTGGGTGCATATTATAAAAGCGAACTAGTGTATATATGATCAAAGATTTTCCTGATGCTGTTGGTGATAGCAAAAGAGTTCTGTTCTTTTTGATGGCATGATATATGGCGTCTAGTTGATAATCTCTGTAAGAGATTGGTGCGCCCTGACTGTGCGGTTTTATGTACTTAGCCAAAGATTCTAAATCTTTTGGAGTAAATTCTTGGTCTTTTAAATCTTCATCATATACTATTTCATAATCATTTTTTTCACAGAAGAATTTTAACTGACTTACTAGCCCTAGATATAACTTGCAGTTCATAGGATTGAAAAGTCTAATCTTTCCATCCCAATATTTGTTTTTATACGACGGCATAAATTCAGCGCCAGGCACTTTGAATGTAAAATAATCTACAAGCTCTTTCAACATAAAAAGTTCTGGTGAGTCTACTTGCACATAGACTTCATTTAATTTAGAAACATAAAATTTACTCATTAATTTCCTTCGAGCCACTTCTTATAGTCTATGAAATTCTTGATTGTCCATTTTTTCTGATCAACCAGAATATCTATTGTCTTATCGATTATAGTAATGATTTGCTTCAATATTAACATTTTCTTTTTTGCTTTAATCATATCATTATCATCATCTACCCAAATGTTGAGATCTGCCTTGAGTATTTTAGTACCTTCTATTTCCCATCCCTTGGAAATAATTTCATCTTCTGACATTTTTCCAGTATAGTATTTTGTCTTGGATGCTAATAATTGTCTATATTCTAAATCTAAGAATTGATATTTTGTTTCCCAAACCTGCTGATAAGTCATCCACTTCCCAATCAAGTTCTGATTGTGAGCGAGTTCTTCTGTTAATTTTAGAAAATCTATCTTTATATCTTTTTCAGATTCTTGAGTCAATTCAGCCAGTTTAACCGAATACTTTTCGTCCATAATGTTCTCCACGTAGTATTATAAAGTTTCAATATCATAACTTCTGTACATAAAGTCAGCAGTAGAAAGAGGTGCGACACTTCCTGTCTCTGCAGAAGACAGAGGTAAATCTCCTACTGCTATAGGAAATGCATCTTTAAATGTAAATTTTAGGATAGGTATCGATTGATTATTATATATGAGTAGAATCAGATCTGAAAACACATCCGTCAATGCAAGTCGTTTTGCATTGGTAAAATTTCCATATTGTTGAAAGTTGTCTGGAAATCCTAATGCAGTAAGCCAATTGTAAATTTCTAACCAATTTTTCATTTCTTCGTCTACTAGAAATCCAACAGACAATACTGAATATATCAGTTTATCGCCTGGCTCTGGTCTTTTTACAAATGGTGTCTCTACTGCGGCTTCTCCCAATGTCACGCCAGGAATGCTTACAGACTGAACATAATCTGTAAGAGATGGGCATGTATTAGTAGAAAAACTAAACGTCTGGGTGTTTAGATAATTTGGATTTTGAGTACTTACGTCCACAATATATTCTCCTTGTTACCTACTATTTAGTCATAAAAAAAGGGGGGTATTAA